GCTGCCCAGACTGCTGCTGCTGCTCCCTCAGTCGAAGCCGAACAACAAGTACTTAATGACACTGGTGCTCTCACCCGTGGCGTATCAGGTCACGGGACTGCATTGGCCGTCGAAGCCTTGAAGAACCAGTCGACGCCTGTAATCGCCGCTGCCCAGACTGCTGCTGCTGCTGCTCCTAGCCTCCCCACGACGAATCTGGACACATTGCCCAAGGAATTTGTTGGCCCGATCCTTCCTGATGCAGCCGCAGCCTCTACGGGTGCTTTGGCTGCTAAAGACGCCGCTGGCCCTGGTCTAAAAAAATTCGGTGGCCGAACTCAGGAAGAGCAAAATGCCTTACTAGACAAACGTCGAGCAAGCCAAAAGAAGATCAATGAGAGAGGTAGACCCCTACAAAGACAACAAATCGCAGGTAACAGACAACAAATCGCAGGTAACAAATTGTCTGCAGCTGGTAGCCAGCTAAAAAGCAATTTCGAAACCGCAGGCACTTTTGTACAACAAGCTCAACAAGGGGCTGGTGCCGTATTGTCTTCGATTTTCGGGCAGGGGCAGAAAAAGCCAGCGGACCCGGCCCTTGGTGGCGGCGGCGAAGCGGGTGTTTCTCAGGCTGCTAAAAGTGCATTGGCAGCAGGCCGAGCTACTGCTGACGCCCTTCAACCACTTGTTGCTGCGGGCAATAATTTTCAAAGCAATTTCGAAGCCGTAGGCACTAGCTTTGGTGCTGTGATTCCTCTTGTGCAACAATTCCAACAAGCGGCAGAGAAAATCCAAGCTTTACCTTCTTTACAGATAGCATTAGAAACTAAGGTAGGTCCGGTTGAAGTTATTTTAAACGGGGCTTCGATTTTGCAGGAAATAGGACCAAAGGTATTAAATGATGTCATGGTAGAGGTAGGTAAGAGGTTACAGGAGTTTACCACAGGTGATCCTCAGCTAAAATAAATTCAAAGGATATAGATAATGAGCAGCGGTTACGACTTTCGACCAAGACCCCGATTCTCCGTTCGGTCTTCACCGTTGAAGAGTCCTGATGGATCTGGTTTTGGAGTTATGCATACAGTGTCTCTAGAAGGCGACTTGTTGCTAACAGGTACTATAGAGTTGGATAGTGGCATAGTCGGAGTTTCTGCTAAGATAGAACAACTTAAAGACGCCCTAGATCAGGATGGTCGTTTATTAGCTATTTCTTGTAATGACCAACCAATTATCAGTGGTTATCCAACTATAGAGAGCTATACATTCGACAAGGAAAGCGACAACATGGTACGTCGTGCTTCCTATACTATTGAATTCCAGATGCCTACCCTTAAACGAGGTCAAGACACAAATCCTAAGATAAGTGGCGTGGACCCGTTTAATAGTTCGGTAAAATTCCCTGAGTATATCGAGTCTGCAAGTGAAAGCTGGGATGTGGAATTTGCTGACGAACGATTAGGTTTTGAGTGGACTTTACCGGACATTAGCACCACCGAGAAATTTGGTTACAAACTGGCGGTAACGCATTCAGTTGACGTTAAAGCGAGACTAACATATACGGGAGAACTTGGCGGAGTTGGCGGGACGCCCCAACACAATATTCCCTGGCAGGACGCACGAAATTATGCGACCGGCCTTCTTGGGTTTGACTCAGAGTTCGTGACCTTAACGGGAGTATTAGGTCTTCCTGGTTCTCCATATTTCGCTAAATTTGATGTCTTCAACCATTTCCGCCAAGTATCTATCAATAAAACAGAAGGCTCTGTTCGAGTTACTGAAACTTTTATAGTAACTCCTAGTGGTACAGATAGCTTACCAAACAATGCTATTGAGACGTTTGAGATTAGCGTAGCTCAAAACGAGGGATTAGCCTCAGTTAATATTGCTGGTACCATCGAAGGCTTGGCATCCACAGTATACTCTGGAGTTGGTGTGCTCTCAGATGGATTTTATGTCAGTTCTAGTAAATTTTCTGCCGCCTCGGGGTACTATAATAAGATAAAGGGTAGGTTGTTTGACAGAGCAAAGGTAGCATATTTCGCTGTTACCGGAGAATGCTTTGACCGACCACTTAATGCTATCGTTCGTAACCGATCAGTCGGGATGAATCCCTTAGAGGGAAGCATCTCCTATGACTATGAATTCGATACAGCAACTAGTGGATGTGTTACAGGTTCTTGTGTTCTTTCACAAAATATTACCATTGATGATACTTTAGCAAATGACGTATTTGCGTCACAAGTAGTCTTAGGACGAGCCGCAGGACCAATCCTACAAGACATCGGTACGATTACCGCAAGAACTAGAAGTGTTAATGTCGAGTTGGTAACGCTACCTCCAGTCGCTTGCACTACTATCGCTGAGATTTATGCTCCCGTACCTACAGGGGCGGTCGAGGAATTTATAGCAGTAGTTTCTGGTGATCTTGCATCGTCGTATAGCCAAGTATTTGTATCTTCTCAAAGCCAAAGTTGGAACTTTACAATTGGAAGATACTCAAGAAGTATTAGCTTTACGTATAACAATTGTAGCTCATAAGGGCAAAGGATTAAAAGGATGGCTGTTTTAGGCAAAAATACATGTACTCCCGCTAGAATATACGGACCACTAGGACAAAGCATCTTTTGTGGATGTAGTGTTATTAGCTTTTCTGTTCAAGCTGGATGGAACGAGCAATCATCTAGTGTCTCTGTTGAATTAGTAGAAGATTCTTGTGCAGGCTCTAGAGTTTGGTGGGATGAAAATCTAGATAGACAGTCCTCAGCAAATATGGCTGACCCTGGCTTTACATTTCCAGAACCAGGAGTCGCTGCTTACTTCCGCATGGAAGAAGACCCTGATGGATCTACTGAGACTGCTCGTGGAGGATTTGAATACTGTGGTATTGTAGCGGGTTGGACGCAAAAAAACGATGCCAATGGTAATCCTGTTTTCACGGTCAATCTGGTCGATCCCCGAGTCATCATTGAAAAGGTTCAGGTAATTGTCAATGACTTTCCTGGTGCTACCTCTGGCGTTTGGAATCTACTCAACGCTTACGGCTTCGTGGAAAGTTTGGGAGCGACTTGTACTTCATCTCCTGCTGGTGCTATAGGTGGCGTTACATCTGACAACCCTATCGGCAACCAAGCTAATAGTCGAGGTATGGTATGGAACGATGTCAAGTGTGCTGTCCATACACTAACTTCTTCTTCAGATCAAGTTCTAGCCAAGAGTCTATATACTGGGTATTGTAGAGACAATAGAATAGTATATGTTGGTCCTGACCCGTCCGAGGATGGATACGGTATCATTAAGCGAGACGATGTTATCACCGATCCCGCGTTCCAAGCGTTACCTAATGTTAACCTTAATATTGGTCACTATCTTCTGGATCTAACCGAGATTCCTTTTTCTCCTTTGTACTACAGAATCTCCGGTCCAAATATTAGCCTAATGGAAATGATAAGTCAGGTCTGTTCAGATGCAGGTTGTGACTATTATGTTGAGTTGCTGCCGGTAAAGAATGGTAGTAAAGTACTTAAGGTAATCAAGGTACGTATAGCGGTACGTTCTACCCAGCCCCAGTTGGGTATATTAGACGACTTCATAGCCGCCAAAGAAGCCCAAGCAGGACAAGCGAATGGGGGTGTATTGTCGTATACACAGGGGGAAGAGATTCGGAATGAAGATACTTCCACCTACCTTATTGGCGGAGCAATACGTGAGGGCTTTGAGGCCGAAGCATCTAATATGTTACCGTTTTGGGGTGTAGATATAGACGGTTCGTTGATTCAGGCAGCGGTAGTAGGTGGTGAATATCAAGTCCATATGGACCTGTCTAGACTAAACACTACTCTTTTTACTCCTTTTGCGGGCCAGTTTCACTGGATTACCGAGCGAGAGCTTCGTGCTGCCTTAAGTGATATAGATTCATGGAAAGAGGTAGCTCTACTAGTAAATAATGATTTTGCGACTTGGCTTCGGCTCACTAAGCAAGTCCCGAACTTTAGACATGACTTGGTCAAAAAGGCTCTGGAAGAGCCTCGCCCGGCACACGCATGGAGAGTAGGCTTAAAAGATGACCACGCCACTGATCAATCTCTCACTGCCCCAAATGCTAAAGATTTAGATAAGGTTTTTGAGTTTGTACGTTCCTTTGCCGATGAGTTTTATGGTAAGCAATGGTTGGCGAATGCTACTTCCTTTGTCTGCTTTACTACTGACCTTGAATCTCAAAAATTACGATATTCTCATGAGCCTTCTACTGAGGGCTGTTGGATTAATGATGGCACTTCTACAGTCTTAGGCTTAACTCATGATACTGCTGCCTCAGATTTCTTCCGAGATGAAGTAGGTAAGTATCAACCTATTGTTAAATTTCCAGGGATAGCCGCACAACGTATCGGTGGTGGTGCCTTTTCATTTACAGCTGACCCCTCTAAGCTGGGAGACGACAACTATATTACTGACGGTGTTGACGATATCTGGGTTAAAGCTGACGTAGACGAGCAATGGGTATTTGGTACGCCATTAGCCCCCGCTTCATCTACTATTTCTTTCTTATTGAAAACTGGCTCCCCTATCACTAATAGAACTAGTGATACGAACAATATGATTGAACCATACGGTGGGCTAGATATTATGCTAAACGGGTCTGGTCTGGTCGATGTCAAGATCAATATAATTGATCGTGGTAATTGGCTTTTGGGTGCTGTTCCATTCGCCTTAGCTCCTAGTGCCGCGTTAGCTCCTACCTGGAACCATGTACAAGTTTATGGCCCTTGGGGCGTAGTGGGATTGCCGGGACAGGTGAATCTAGAAACAGATGAAGGCTTTGTTCCGTGGGAGTATGGTAGTGACAACATCATGTATCAAGCAGCCCTGAACAAGGTGGCTAGCTCTGTAACTCAGATGCGTAAGGGTGAACGTGGATCTATTACCGTAGCTGGTTTCCCGAATATTCCAATTGGTGCCGAACTGTTTTCCGTCGATGCAACTTCGCCTCCAAATTCTCAAGGGGCTCAAAAGTATGTAGGCACACGTACATTCAATACTGATCTATGTGCTGCGACACTACCTTATGTTCATGTTCCCATGAACAAGTGGACTGGGGAATTCGGCCCAAACGTAACTAGCATAACTGTGAGTGTGGGGCCAAATGGTTTTACTACCCAGTATCAATTCAGTACATATACTCCTGCCTTTGGTAGGTTCAATAAAGACAATGCAGAACGTTTGAAGAATATTGGCCAGACTCGGCTAAGCAACTTGCGTAATCTTCGTGCTGGTCAATTATTACGTAGGCAGGTTGGTGCTTCTATTGCCCGAGCCCGTCAAATGTTGGCGTCACAACTTGCCCGTAGTGATCGATCACCTAAATCTGCTCATCATTGTTATGTGGGTCGTTATACTGCTGGTGATCGACCAGAGATTAATACTCAACCTGTTCGCGAGTTGACCTTAGCTTGTCAGTCAGATACCATATATAGCACCGTAGCCGTAATGAGTATGGATGGCCTTCTACGTCCTGTCTCTAAGTCTGGTGATGGTGGGCTATCTCCATTCGCGGCGTCTAGCAGTGACTATTGCTCAGGTATGCCGGGTAAGAGTAGGCAGTCCGATCCACCAATCATCGAATATACTAGTCTTTCTGTTACTCGTGCATATTTAGACCCTTTGGCTAACCCAAGTGAAAGTTTACCTACTGACCGTTCTGATACCCCATTGTCTGGGCATGATATCGAGATATTGGGTCGTAATGTTGCCCCACCGTCTGGTGGTTGGGCAATTATAGAAGGTGATGATGGCGGCGAGGGCTACGCGGTAGATTATCGCTTCTTTGCATTGCGTGGACCGCTGCTTATCCAGCAATGGGGTTATGATGATTGTGGTAAGCCTATTCCAAATAAAGCTGATAGTGTTGCCGGTGCAGAAGCTGGCACATTTGTAAGTAGTTCTTTAGAGGATAAATTTCTAGATAGCTGGCTACAAAAACCTAAAACATGGCCAATGGCTCCGCTCGATCTACGTTATGATAGAGAGCGTGGAGTATGGACTACTCCCCAGCCACCAAGACCGCTCCACGTTACTCCAACTGGTACGTGTGTTATTAGTTATCCTATTTCTACTATTGAGAATGGTAAAGTAGTAGAAGACGCTACTGGGTCAACCATAGCGGATAAAACAGCTAGCATATCTTGGCCTTGGACAATACAGCCACCGACTGGTATCGGTAAAATTCCTGTTTACTACGATAACGTAGATTGTGAATATTATGCGTTCCCTGCAAACCGCTTAGATGTTGCTTGTAGTGCTGGAGGTCAAGCGGAGGATACTTGGTATGATATTAAACGTATTCTCTTTGACTGTGAAACTGGGATAAGTTCATGCGGATTGTCCCGATTACGCTTTAATATTACTACGGCCTTAGGTGGGGAGGATTGCCAGCGAGATATCTTTGTTGGTATTACGGGTGGAGGTGTTGGAGTCAGTGGTCACGAGCTTGACGTATCTGACCTATGTAATCCGGCAGCTGGATTAGAAACTAATAGTCCATTTGAATTGCTGAAATTTGTTGGTAACTTAAGCGTTACAACAGAAGACTCTTGCACTGCCCTTATTAGTGGAACACCGTCCCTAATGACACTCAGTGGAACGGGGGTATGCGGGCGAGACGCAGTGCCTCAGTTCACTGCAGGCCGCATAGTTGCTAGTACTGGCCTACTAATGACGGACAGATCAACAGGCGGCCCGGATTGCGATGCGATTTTGAGCAGTATTATATCTGCTTCGGGCTATAGTACCAAATGCAGCTCTGGGGCACCAGGAGTCGGTCCGCATACCTTTGAGTGCTTAATTTTTGGCACAGGCTTACAGTCTACTCAAGACGGTTGTGAGTGGCGAGTTGATGGCGTGGTACCCGAATATTCTGGTGTTTCTGGCATTTGTTCCCAGCTAAACACAGGAGTTGGTCCTTTCCAGTCTCTTTTGACAGAGATTGGAAGCGGTATTTTATTAACTAAACAATCCGAATGCGTAGTTAGACTAGACACCAACCTTTACATTACTGGTCGAGTTACTGGTTGCCTGAGTTCTCCTGTTACCGGATTTAACTATACAGAATTACATTTGGGCAGTGGGTTGCAGTTATATCAAGACGGCTGTGCCGCTTTTGTTTCAGCTCCGCAATTTATTAGTGGTCTTCATACCTGTGCAACAGGAACAGGACTTGCACCTATTTATGAGCAAGTTTTTTCAACTATTGTTATGGGATCGGGTTTAGCTTTCACCGGGTATGGTCCACCAGGAGGATGCAAGTATAGAATAGATTCAACAGTAACAGCTACGGGCAATGACCTTCCTTGCGGTACTCAGGCTGTTGGAATTCCAGGAGCCTTTTTCAAACAACTACATTTTTCTACTGGAATAACATCAGAATATGACGCAGATTGTTGTATATGGAAAGTAACTGCTCCTCATACAGTAGCTGGTAGTGGTGCATGTGTCACCACCACGCCAACTGGCCAGCAATTTGCTCATCTTGTCTTTAGTGGTTCAGAGGTAATCGAAACTAATGCTGGTACGTGTGAATTTACTATTCAGCAGATCCAAAGAATACGAGATGTCAATAGGTGTCCAGCGACTGGTGTGGGTATTCCCAGTACGGGTGCTTGGAAAGATTTTAGATACCTAACTCTTGGTAGTGGACTTAGCTTAGAGTTCAAGCCATCGGATGCCGAAACTCCGCACGACTGTCACTATGAACTTACTGCGGGTATCAGGATAGCAGAAGTAGTATGTAATACCGGCGAAATTCCCACGCCTGATACTTTTACAACGGAATTACGCTTTGGTCCTGGCTTGTCAATTGCATCGGTACCGGGCGAAGGAGCCTGTGCTAAGCAAGTCCATAATCCGATTTTCATGAGTATGTGTGATTTTCCCGGTCAAACTGAAAAATATAATGTAGACTGTGTGACTGGACAAGTACCTGAAAATTGGCTTTGTTACTCACCTTCGGGCTGTCCTCCAATCGAAGATTCTTGTGGACCTTATTGTAACCGTAAGCCCGCGAGCTACATTACAGACTTACACGCTGGCCGTGGTATTGGTTTTGACTCTTGCGGCGACTGTTCCCTCATTATTTTCAATAACTTTAATATTAACGGTTTTGATGCTGGCTGTGTGGCAAAACAGTTCGTACAAGTTTCTGATCTTCAATTTGGCAACGACTTTGCTATTCAACTGGGGGATGGAGGAACGACAACGTGCGGTGGCGAATTCGATACTTGGGACGGTGAGTTGGCTGTAAAAGTAGCTGGATTTACTAACGTAAGTACATGGTCTTGTGATTATGTATGTGATATCGATGTAACCAAGGTTGGTGCGTACGTAACCAATGTTGCCTTTACTTGTGCAACTTTAGCTGGATTTACTACGTGTGCCGGAAACAGAATCGTAACATCATGCGGCTCAGGATGTTCTTGTGCTTAAGGGAGAAAAAACATGAGTGGTGAACTACAAAAGAAGGTAGATGAAGTCGTGGCTCATCTTGAAAAAGAGGAAGATATACGACTTGATAATTTCCAGAATAAGGATTCAACAGGCTTGGGCGATACTTTACAAAAGGTATTTGCTAAGTTTGGCCTTACAGAAGAAAATATACAAAAAGCTTCGGGTATGCGATGGTGTGGTTGTCATAAGCGGCGTCAATTCTTAAATCGGATATTTCCTTATCGACAGAAGTCTTCACCGGAAGAGTAATAAAAAAAGGAAGGCCAAAAGCCTTCCCTCTTTATTTTCAAATGGCCGTAGTTGACTATTCAATTTTCTTATACACGTACCAACCATTATCAGGTAGATAGCCATTGTGTGCTTCTGCGTATTTCTCTTCCTCTGCCCGGCTTGCCTTTTGAGCAACCGATAAGCTATTCCAGGTAATTTTAGGATATACCTTACTCAGATCCTCGGTCGAGCTATATACCAGTTTAGCGTTACAGCTTCTATTTTGACAGACAACCTCTAGCCACTGACTCTTCTTACTAGCAGCTCTAACTACAAACTTAACATCAGTGTTCTTACATTTGCCGCAACACTTAACAGCAAATACCTCCTGGATACGTGCTATACCACGGAATAGTTCTGGCTCAGTTTCAGCCGTTACATCAAACCATAGATCATTGGTTGCTTTAATTCTCGCCGTTACAGTCATTTCTTCTTGCCTCCCAGGTCTTCTTTCCAGTTTTCATTATAGCCTACTAGCGAATCGTCAATAGTAGACTGATTACGTTGATATTCTGCCAGATTGGTTAGGATGTGACGACCTTGAATGTTCTTAACATCTACCAGTTTCTTCATAGATTTAGCAACTTCTTTAATAACCAAGACAACATTTAGGTTATTACGTTTGCACAATTGGTTGATAGCCAGTAACTGCTGATCGTTGATTGGATCTCCCCCGTTATCATCTTCGGGGTCTTCCGCAGTCATCAACTCCTCCGCTGTTTGTACACGAATCTTAAGTGCTCTACGAAGAGCCTTGCCTTCTGCTCGGGTACACGCAGTAGCTACAAGGTGTTGATTGAACGGAGCGGGAAGTTTGGTTCCGATAACATCGACACAGGCACTTACACGCAGAGTGCCTTTACCGTCGTGTCGTTGAAAAACAAGAGTATGTTTAGCGGTAACTTTTCCGGTTAACGCTTTATCGGGAATCTCTAGGATATCGGTATCAGACAAAACAATTTGACCGAATTCTTTCTCTGCTACCCTACGTAAGCCGTCAGTCGTTGGATTGCCCTGAGCAAGTTCATGGTCGGCTAGCTGGTCGAGGATATAATCAACCCAATCAACGTCAGTACATTTTCTATTATTCTCTTCGACTTCGACTGCGACCACTTTATCTTCAATTATTTCGTCGATCATTCCCTCAATAGCTTCTGCTTCCTCTTGTACTTTGGTCATATTTCGAAATACCTTTCATGTTTGGGTGGGAACTTCTTCGCTATTGTGTTTAGAATCTCTTCTACGCTTTTCCAGATATCTCGTAGGTAGCGTTGTGATTCTCTCTTAGTTAATTTTACTCTGATAAGTACCATTCCCGCAGATAAAACCAGACCATTTTTCTGTTGATCTGCCGCCTGACGACGCTTTAATTTATCTTCTCCAAAGACAGGCTTAAAGTGTAGGGGTCCGTCAACCTCAATAGCTGTTCTGACGGCTGGAACGTAGAGGTCAAGATGGAACCTTTCGTTCTGTAGAAGGTGCTCTTTATGCTTCTCCACTCGATATCCGGCTCGAATCAGCAAATCAAATAGCTGCAACTCTACTTTAGACCCATGTCTCGACGCCTCTCGGATCGCCTCGCTGCTCTTTTTAAAGAAGTCCGCCTTCTCATGCGTGGTTTTTTTATTCCACGATTCTAGGCCAATCTCGGACCTTAGTTCTCTCTGGTTTTCGGTCAAATCATCCCATATTTTACCCTGACTAATGCTGATTTTCTCTCTAGTTTCTTTTGATTGAGTTTTACCCTCTGTGGGATGCTCATGTCGCCCTTCTGAAATGGCTACTTTTTGGGCCTCGGACTTATTGCGAGACTTAATCCCTAGCTTAATAGCGTCACGACGTACCCGATTAGGATAGGTGTCAACCATCTTGGCAATCTCAGCCCAACTCATATTAGAATCATGATAGAAGCTATTATAGGTTGCAAGTCGTTCTTCGTCATTTTTATTAAAAAAGTCCATTATAATATTACCTTCTCCAGTGATTTTCGATCCCAGTTATAGACTATACCTATGGGCGATTTAAACAACTGGGTTAGAAGATGGTTGTGGGTACTACTGTTAGCTATCAGTTCTACATCGTCATTGTAAAATATTTTATCTAGTTGATGAAATGCAAATTGATTTAGCATCGTCCATTCAAAGTTCCATATGTAATAGTATTTTTTGGTCGCGGTTAGAGAATTAGCTGCGATCTGTGCGTTAAGCATTGTTGTGCTAATTAAAATACCAGGATGATGCAACGCTTCTAGCTGCTGCATGATAGAGAATTTGTTCTCTATAGGCAGTTCTTTTATTCCGCTTGTGAAAAGGTAGCAGTCATGAGATTTTGACAGCTCATTTAATGTTTTAAATAAGAAGTAATTTTGAGGGGAGTTAACAATCTCATCAACTATTATACCAATCATGAGGCTACTACCTTTCTCTGTTCTAGGTATTGTATCAACGCATCAACTATAGTCTCTTCTTGGAGTAAACGAAAAATATCTATTAGGTAATGATGATATGTATATTCTGAGGCGTGGTGAGATAACTCAGGATTCACCGCTTCAATCGCTACCTTACACTTCTCTAATAGACCAGACAGACTGGAAAACTCATAGGCACCAAGCTCTGTTGTCTTTTTTTCCTTAAAAACCAAAGGAATACAGTTATGATAACAAGCATCATAGTATCTAGAGCTATCGAACGCTACCAAGACGCGAGCAGAGGCTAAGGCATGGCGATAGCTTTCTTTGCGAAGTCGTCCCAAGTAGTTGGGAAGATTTACTTTATTATTTCCATACATTTTCGTTTGAAATTGGTAACCAAGAGCTCTTAATGTCAATAGATGGAAATCGATTCTAGCATCCACTTGATCTGTTAAAATTAATACCTCCGTAGTAAACATCCCCTGCTTTACCCCGCCCTCCATCTCTATTAGATTGGTTCGATAATCTATGGGAAGCGAGCCGTCTATAACAAGGGACGGGTCCATAGCAAGTGTCAGGCTAGGTTTAGCTTTACTTAAAGTAGGCAGAAATTGCATATACACAAACTTGATACCGGGATATTCAGCCTGAGCATACTCGATAGTACTATCAGCGGCATCTCCATCATGATAAAAGATAATAGTCGGCTCTTCTTCTTCAATCAAATCAAATAGTGGTTTATCTTTTTTGGACCAATAGAAGGTAGTTGGAACAACACTCTTAAGGGCTTGCACGAGACCCCCTATTCGTATGTCGTCGTGCTGGGATACAAATATTTTCATAAAACTGTTCCTACCTTTTCTAAGTCCTTATTAGTGTCAATGTCAATTACTCGGGCTTTTTTATTGTAGCATCCAGCTAGTTTGCCGCCATTAGCAATAATGTAGTTAAAGGCTTCAAAGCCGAACAGCCCATAGCTTTGTGGATTCCAGCAGATTTGTTTTAGCAGATTTAGCTCTCGTCCCCTGAAGAAAGAGATTTGACCCCACTTGACTGGAAGATCATACATCATATTCTCTACTGATCCACGACTATTAACAATGCAGCCAACCTCTTTATCGTTCATAATCTCATTGCCAACCAGGATGCAGGAGTTGTTAAAGTCTAGAGCCTGGATCGCGAAGTCGTTGAAAATTAAATCTCCATAGACTATTAGGACATCATTCTTACAGGCCCTTAGTCCCATACCAATACTGCGAACTACATTTGTCTCGGCGTATCGCTCGTTCTCTACCTTAATCAGTGAGTCGGGCGTTTGGTTCATTAACCTATCTGATTCAAATCCGGTCACCAGAATAATATTGGAATTAGGTACTATCTTTTTGAATATTTTTAGCTGGTTCTCAATAATAGTTGTGTTGGGCTTAATAGAGATTAGTGGTTTAGGTCCACATGATTTCATACGACGCCCAAGCCCCGCAGCAGGAATAATAATATCTATTTGAGTGGGTTCAGAAATAACCTTTATGTGTCGGACACTCATAGTTGATGATAAACTTTTATCAAAGGATCGGGAAGATGAATAAACGTTTTTCCCGTTGACAGAAGTTGATTCATTGCTCCAATCTTACTTTGTTCTGTATTGTTTAGTTGTAGTGGGACTGTCAAGTTTAGAAAAAAGCTTTCGTTTGGCAGGCTTAGTCCGCTGAAATAGTCTATAAATTCGACACCTTGATTCACAATAAGAGCGTCTGTGTATACGAAGCCTATTTCGGAATAGAATTCAAAAAGCGACATAATTATTTCTTCTGTATGGGGATTGATAAGCTCTGTATTGTTGCAGATCAACGCGACCACATTAAGCGGAAGTAATGAGTTAAATGTCTCTGCCAATACTTTATTAAAGAATTGTGTCTCAGGTAAGTTGTCGGTATTGCGTATTACATTAAAACTCTCGGGGATGTCGAAATCATTATTGACAATGAAAGTTATTTTGTTTTTAGACTTGGACATATGGCAACTGCCTCATATAAAAATTTATGTGCATTCTCTTCATATTTTGTTATCTTATCCTCAAGATGAATTCCGAAAGCGTTTCCACCGTGTTTCTTATGAGCCGTTCGATTGACTATCATTCCGTTCAAGTCATCTACGGGAGAACCAACTCCTATTTGCATCATTTTAATAAGTACTGCATTATTTAGCTCAGTACTAAAGGCCAGGGGAACATCGAACCCTGCTCTAAAAGTAACGTAGAACGGATAGGGTAGTTTTCCCGCCACATCAAAAACTAAATCAATGATAGCTCTATCGCTAAGTTCAGAATTGTAGATGTTCTTGAGATTGTACTGGTGAAATTTACAGTTACCCAATAACTCTAGTAGTAAGCTGGGCTTAACATACTTGTCGGGAGCCTTTATATATGATTGGTACTGTTTATTAACTACAGTTACAAGGTTAGGTGGTATCTCTTGATTTTCTAATTTTTGCAAGATCTTTTTTATATCAGGAAAGCTATGGTGTTCTTCGAAGAAAACTAGCACATGGTATGGAACCTTGGTAGTTAGCTTGGCAATTTTTTCCCATGTATTCCTAGGATGTCGTTCCATAATCTGCTCGTTTCTATAAAACAGACAGAACCTACCATTAATCAAGAAGAATTCACGATCATCGTCGTCGAACACCTCTAGTACTTCGATGCCAGCATCACGATAGTCTTGGATCTTATGCAAACTACAGGCTACTTGCACGTTGTCTTTAAATTCTGCAAAGACACAGTTTTTACATGTGGTATGAGTTGCACTGACTATCGGCCCCTCTGTTTTTTGATCTGTCATTTTCTCACAACCTCCAATAGGTAACGACCATCTTTTAGGCTCGCAAAATTAACCTTCCACTGCTTTTTGATAAAGTAATCCTTGAGAGTGGCTACGGAATTCAAGTTTTTGGTTTTAGTGAAAAAATCGTTTGCGGCACTAGTGAGCGTCATTACTCCATAATGGACACGCCGACATACATCTAATGCGTCAATACCTTCTAATGTTAGAGTACCGTTTTTACGGACCTTGGCTGCCACTAGATCTATAATATCTAACTTGTCAGACATCTCTAGTACGTCCTGTACTGTAATACTAGTGAAGAATGAGTCGGGAGCATCAAAAAATTCAGCCTCTACCAGATCACTTTCAGTTTGTTTAATAACTGTTAGCCTAATTTCTTTATGCATTTTTATCATCCTCGTGTATAGAATAAGTTTCTGCTGTACTCGAATACTTTAGTCCAAGATTCAACAAATGCGTCTGAACCGTGATCCGCAAGAACTATTCGTTTGGCGTTGGAGATAATATCTCCGTTCTTTTTAAATTGTTTTAGTTCATTAACAATAGCGGGTTGTGCCATGATGCCTATGTCTTCAATTAAGATGATTGCCTGTTGTTGCATAAGCTCTTGAAAGTCTACACTTTTAAAGGTGATGACCGGGATTCCCAGAGCCATCGCTTCTAACATTTTGGGGGTTATTGTTTGCCACAGATGAAGATAGAAGCAAGACTTTGACAGTAGCTGGGTAAAAACTCGATCATCTAACGAAATAGGAAGACTATTTATATATTGCTGTGGAAGATCGACGTCAACTGCAATTTGATTATTGTCTTTTATAGTAACTGTTCGATTAACATCATTGTGTGGCATATTGATTGTAGCAGATAGCATTGAATTCTGAGAAGTCCATGTATTGGTGGCAAATTCGCTAGATGCAATAGAAATACAGCCACCACGATTATGCAGTACTTCGGGCTTGTCAATATGAAAGTTGGTAAAAAATGGATGTTGGATTTTTGTTTGAAAGTTAGTCATATCCACAACCATTAGAGGGACATGCCATGCCTGTGAAATATCCGCAGCCTTTTCCCACTGTCCCAACCTATTGAATACAATCATTAAATCGTAAGCTCTATTACATGCTAAGGTTGGGGTCTGCAGTATATGTAGGTTAAGCGGAGTGTGTTCCTTGGCTCGTTTCCATTGTGATGCATAGAGTCCAGTAAATATATAGAAGTTATGGTTGGTCTTGCATAGCTGGATTATATAGTCTTCCTCATTATCACAAAAGAGTAGAATATTTAATCGGTCCTTATCTGTGCGAGTAGTGGAACGTATTATATTTTCTAGTTGGTACATAGGATGACCTTCATTCTTTCGCTCGGCTTAGTGAACAGTGTTTCTTGAAACGAACGAAGAGACTGATGTATTTCTTCTAAATTTATCTCTGTCGATATAGCCTGTTGCATTTTATATTTCAGGTGTGAGATATTCGGCTTTGTCCATGTAAACTCACCGCTCCACAAGTCTGCAACCGGGCGAGCAGGGTAGACGCATAAGTCGTCATACGTTTTAACGGCAAGATAGTCTACCTTGATATCAATATTGTCTGGTAGAATTGGGATGCTATCTGCTACAACGGCACGCAATAGGTCTTGATTAGGAATAGCATTGTAGGATACGTCTATGAAAAAATCGCCAATTTGATGAACATGATTAATGACCTCTGTAGCGGTAGTCCCTACAACAACTATGTTTGGATAATACTCGCTAACAGAATAAATGCTTAGCTGCTTCTTGATTTCGCCAACCTTCTCTTGTACTGCCTCGGATTGATTGGTACAAACTATAAGATGAACGGGATCTGCGATACTAAATGCTGAGAGATATGCTGTTAGTATTTCCGTTAGTCCAGACTTGATATCTAACGATCCCGTAGTATAGAAAATCGTCCCCTTCAAATCAAGATTTAGATCAGAAGTTTTTGAAGTCAAAAAGAATGGAGGAAACTCAAAGGCAAAAATTTTGGCTGAGTCGAGTCCCGAATCTGAGAGTAGCTTCGCTTCGCTGTGAGAGAAGACAATTATCTTGTCCATTAGTCGAAGATGGGTTATCCATTCTGTATTATCAATACGACTATCTACCGATAGAATAGCAATATTTGTTTTGAAGTCTCCGTTGTAATTAATATATGACGGTAGACCGTGTTGTATTAAAATATCCCTGGTAGATAACGCATTGTATTCATATTCTTCTATGTGTTCCACATCTTGAGCTTGAGTTTCTGGTGTAAACCAGACTGGCCGCAATACCAAATTGATATCTTGTGCAGCTAGTAAAGTAGCAACAGCTTTACTGGTATAACCCCATTCGTCATTCTGTCGGTATGGTCCAACATAGAGCACGTCTATCATGATTTTTTTAATCTCCCATGTGCCTCTACTATGAATTGATGAGGATTTTCCTGTAAAGAGCCCACCCGCAGTGCATCAAATAGGAACCGGCGTTGAGCTAGTGGAAGCATTTCCTTAAAGACAGATTCTTGCGTACATGGAGAGATAAATCCCGCACCAAAGTTGGCCCCAAAGTTAAGATTGCGAGCTAGAACTAACATTCGATAATTGAACGCCGAATACTGATCTTGTAATAGTGCTGTACAGACCCACTCTACGAATTGATGATGACTTAGATCAGCTGGGGCCTTATCGGGAAGAGGTCGCATTGTCGGCGGAGAGTCCCACTTCCCTTCCAGGCTTTTTTGTACTACTTTATCTAGATAGTTTTCCCATGACTTAGAAGCATTGTCCCACGTATAGCGATCAATACATCCCTTGCGGGTTTCGAGGCGATGTTTCTTATATTTTTCTTTACTTTGCTTGGCACAGGAAAGCATAATTTGAGCCAGATCATCATTGTTCGGTCCCGAACGATCCGCATTCGTTTCTAGTTCTCGGGATAGAGCAGGAGTAACAGGATATCCTTTAACAGCTCTAACCACGTCTTCCATGGCACTATAATCTACTGCTGCGACAGGTACTCCACACGCAGCTGCCTCTACGGCTGGCATGCCGAAACCCTCGCAAATTGCATACTGCACATAGAGATCCATGAGATTAAAAATCTGAACTAATTCATCTCTTTCCACTCCATTAGAAACCCCAGGCAATACAGCACTGTGGTTTTTACAGAATCTACAAACTGTAATAGCATCGCGATAGTGAGCAACAAAGAACTTCTTGCAGTGTCTACACTTGTATGTGCATATAGCCTTAGACCCTAGTTTGTACTCGTGTATTAGAGACGTTATATCCCATCCATGTTTTTCAGGATAGCTAGTGTGTAAATATAGGAAGGACTTGTCAGCTAGTTCTTTAGGAGCCATATCAAGGTATTGCTTGAAGGCTCTCATTAGTTCAGGAAACATCTTACGTTTCTGATTTCTCATAACAGTTCCAACTATAAAACTGTCTCCGTCTAGACCATAAGCTTCTTTGTGCTTCTCTTTGTTCGGGGCCATTACAAATACTTTGGGGTCAATCGCAGGAGAGGCACAGCCCACAGGTTTGAGGCGACCGTTAGTCTGCCGATCTAATGCTCGTATTCCATATTCAGAATAAGCTAGAAGACCATCACAACGGTTAAAGAGTTGATATAACCATTCTAGCTTTTGTGGTTCAGAGTCAATAGTAGGCATCCAAACCCAATGAAAAAAGGGAAGGAATGGACTATCAGCGATATAGGCATCCATCCAAGGGTCACGGTAAGTTATCACAATATCTGGCTTGAAGTCTAGACAAACTCTCTCAAAACGGACTATACCCCACTGGACTTGTGGGTTATTAGTGTGCTCCTTATTATATTCGTCCTCACCGGCCATCGGTGCCACACCATATGTTAGCCAGTCGGTATTCTGAAAGGAGGTGGGTGCCCCATAACAGGCCAATTCCGCGAGCTCATATTTTCCTGTAGCATGTAGCCGCTTAAGAACCTCATGAGAGTATACTCCAAAGCCCGAAGCTAGCTTGTCTGATTCGGATACAAATAATACTCTAGGCTTTCTATGCATGGTTTCCTTCTTTGATTTTCCTTATCGCCTTATAGAAGCGGTTTTTTACCGTGGAAGGTGTCTCATTAACTATCTCGCATATCTCGCGAAACTTATACCCTTCGCATCGCAGCTCAATTAACTGCTTTTCTTGGTCAGTCATGTCGCTAGGGTAGTACTCCCATATCCTTTCGGGGGTTCTAACAGAAGGGGGTGCAACATCATCTAGAGACACGTTACGCTGTCTGTTTTTAATTTCACGGATAATGGCCCATTGAATAGGTCGCCACGCATAGGTAGAGACCATACTGCCATGAGCGGGATCGAACTTTCGCAATGCTTTCCAGAGCCCAATTCGTCCCGCATCTAGTAAGTCCTCTCGTTCGGTATTGTTTTTGGGTTCAAAATTATTGACTATGGATGCCACAAGGGGCATGTGTTGCTCAATTAATTTATCCATTATACATCCTTATTATATACGTTACGTTAACTTTTTAACACGCATTACTAGAAAACTTCCACGATTCTTATCGCGTTGTCCTCGCAGCAATAGCAAACTTCCAATACGTATGTCTTGACAGTACCTCTCCCAAGCTTCTGGGAACATAGTTACGTTATCTAAGGAGCATGTTCCATCACTCACTTTTAAGAAAGCCATTGTTTCTCCTTTGCTCTTTCCTTTTTTGATTTTCCATTCTCGCAAGTCATCTACCTTAACAGCTATAGCAATAGAGTGAGAACTAAATCCTTGTGCATAATCTCGACAGGTACAGTTGGCGTCACCGATATCGTGCTCGTCAATCTCAGTACATGTCAAGGCGATACCTAGATACTCTCGCTCCTGCTTAGCTATCCAGGCGGGGCTGTCTACCAGTTGATAAGGCGGGTTGTCTAACGCTCTCATGGAGCTACGGGTAAGTTCAATAAAGCGGTCTGTGTGAGCTGTGCGTCTTTCGTGAGGTATCTTTTTGGTTAAGATTTGTTCTAGGCCGTCTTTAAATGTACTGCATTTTACAGTCTCTAGGTATTTACGGTCAGAATCTCTAAACTCTCGATACAACTCCAGATCATATATCATCTTCATGCGAGAAACTTTATAGCAGTCTAAGGCCCCAGCCAATATTATAGCTTTAAAGGAGTCAGATTTAATGATTCGCCCCATCTTCATCAGGAACACGTCCCAGGTAAATCCCTCTAAATCATATTTGTTGTTCTTTATTACACCACGAATTTGGTCGAAAACTGAACTGCCTACTCTTTTTATGTCAGTAATTCCGTACGTAGGTTTGTTATCAATTAATTTAAATACTCGATTCATGTTCAAAATACTCGGAGGAACGATATCAATGTCCATCAGGCGAGCATTGTTCACAAGGTCTTGAATTTCCATGTGCGGGTTTTGCTTTCCCTTCGCGTGTCGCAACCAAGCGGTAAAAAAGGCCAGGGGAAAGTGGGCTTTTGTAAAAGCTGTTAGGTAGCCGTTATGAGCATAGGCTATAGCGTGACTTTTATTAAATGAGTACCGTTGAGATTTCTCAATCCAGCTAAATATTTCCTCTGCTTCTTCTAGATTAATGATTCCGAAGCCCACAGCCTTGTCAAAGAACTCGGCTTTAACCTTAGCCATAAGTTGAATCTTCTTCTTACCAATGGCTTTCCTCAGTAGCTCCGCTTCCTGTAAATTATACCCCGCGATTTGCCTAGCAATGCCTAGGGCCTGCTCTTGATATACCAGGATGCCGTATGTATTCTCAAGGATTGGCTCCAAGGCAGGGTGAAAGTAGCTAACTGAATCACGTCCAGCTTTGCGGTCTATGTAGTGAGTGGACAGGTTCTTTCCCTCTACTATAGCCTCAAGACATCCAGGTCGCATGATGCTAATGAGGTCTGACAGCTCTTCCATATGTCGAGGAGCAGTTTGAGAGGCCATACTTTGACCTAGCTGTGACTCTAGCTGAAAGACGCCCTTAGTGTTACCTTCGCAGATCATGTCCCAAGTAGCAGGACAGGTCAGTCTGATCTTATCTAGATATGGTTCGAATACTGGCAGACCTTTCTCGTTAACATTAAAGGTACAGCCGCAATCAAATGTTACTGTTTCCTTCATTAATGTTTCCCTATAAACTCTAGTACAACAACCCACACAACCATAACTATTCCAATATATAAATTCAATGCTAGTCCATTATATGCGAACAGTCCTAAGTTGGTTAAGGCGAAAAACGTACACAGGCTTTTACTTGTCTCTATTTTCATCTGTAGCTTCCATTAAGTTTTTAACAGAGTTCTGGCAGAATCCCTTATCTCCACGCTCAATCAGTTCGATAATAACGCCGCCAAGCAGCGGTTGCGGCTTAGTAAATATCTGTCTCAGGTCGTCATCGGGGCAGTCAATAACATCCTCAGTTAGGAACTCTATGCCCCTATCTTTCCATTGCTTTACGATAGGATCTATGTCGTCAACCTTATAGGCTAGGTGGTGGATGCCACCCTGACCGTTGGGAGTGTTTTGAATCCACTTCTCTACTATGGAGCCGGGACTTCCCTCTGACACAAAAACTTCTGGCATTCCCTCTATAAATTCGTGCATATCAGTCAATGCGGTAAGTGCCTTACACTTTGCCTTGGAGCCATTATCAAAGTCAATAGTAAATTCTTCTTCAACATGATACCCAAACATTTTGTTGAGATGCTCTACAGTCTCGTCCCTGTTAGGGACTCGATATGCTATGTGGTCTAGTCTCATTTATCAACCCCTATCACCAGACAAATTCCACTCAAGTTTAACACCACAGCCCTGACAGTATAAGGCTGCAACCATAATCATATCTTCTCCACACTTGGGACATCTATAAAAGTCTGTATAAATTTCGTCCATACAAGACCAATCTTTATCTTCTATAATATGTTCGTCAGAACTCATTTGTCAACCCCCACACAGACTAATTCGTCTTCTGTTAAATACATATCAATAGCGAAACATTGAAAAAGATATTTCTTAACGCCCTGAAAATCTACTTCCCCGGCGTATTGGAATCTCCCTTTTGTATATTGGGTATTAATACTATAAAAAGTATTTTCTTTTAGTTCGTCAGAACTCATTTATCAACTCTTTCAAAGATATTTCCGACGACTATTTTATATTCGGCTTGAGATATGCCGCCATAAAAATCGTCTGGCTCATCTGACTCATCTGACTTCACATCTTTTCCAGCATAATTTCGTATTTCAAATTCACACCACTGCTCTCCAGAGTATGCTTTTGCCCATCTGACTTCTGTTAGTTTCTTATCGTTGGTATCAGTTGGGTAGCCTAAAATATCGCCCTCATAAATATCCTTACCGTTCTTGTCTTTGAGTCCGGTGTATTGCATAAGTTCATACCACTCTTCATTAAAGTAATGGTCTAAACCAGACGGTTCTCCTGCCATACTAGACATTGCATGATGCTGCCATACTAGACATTGCATGATGTACCATTTCGGTTTTTTGAACATTATAAAGCATTTTATGCTTTTTCTTATGCCACGCCCTAAATTTAATTTCCCTCATTTGTCAACTCCTTCAAAACTCTGCGAGTTTTATACGTTCAATGTCCATCATTATTTCAATCCAATCACTATCCCACTTTTCTCCTGCCTGATATTTTTCGTATCCTTCTTCTGTCAATCTAACTTTTAACTTTGGATTCTTGTTTTTATCGTAAAGAGTTATCAATCTATCGTCAGTCATTTGTCAACTCCATATTTTTCCAAAACTCTTGTTCTTCATTATCTAAAATAGATAAAATACACTCTATCGGCTCACCAAAATTTAGATATTTTGCGTATGGGTGGGTTGCAAGGTCTAAATTCGGCGGCACAATGTGGGATACTACAACATTTGATAATGGATTTTCTAAATTATGTTCGTCAGAACTCATTTGTCAACTCCCCACCCCTTTGTCGTAACAATAACCTTAACAAACCCATCTTGATCTACTCTTGACGTAGTATGACAACTATAAGCGTCGTTTTCACAAATCAAATCACCAATCTGAATTCTTTTGCAAATTGTTGGCTCTTCGTCAATATTAAAAACAAATTCATTTTGCATGGCGGTCAACATGTGGAAATTGACAGTTTCTAAAGTTTCCTGCTCGTCTGTTATTCGATAGCTCATTTATCAATTCTTTCAAAGATATTTTCGACCACCGGAGAAGTTTGAGTTCTAAGTTTATCTAATGTACGTTGTAATGTTTCTGCTTGAAGAATCAAACTGAACCGGGCGGCTCGAATACCAGTCTTTATTTCTTCGCAGTCCTGTAAGAGTTGTTCAAATGTTTCTGGCAATTCCTCTGGGTGATCTTCAAATTCGGTAACAAAATATGCTTCGATCTTGCCTGGGCGGTCTTCCTCTGTCAGGCACTCTGGACATAATACCACCTTTTTAACAGATGGATTATGACCATCTAAGTAGTGATGATACCTCATTATAATATCTGAATTTTGTCTCATCTGCTGAGAAAGCTGCCCATGTGCAACTATGATTTCTGTGTTGGCAACAACCACCTTGGTAATTTCCAGTGCCTGATGCGATCTTTCTATCCGCTGACCCTTGTCTTCACCAATACTTAGGGCAGTCATAAAGATCAAGAATGCACCCATGATTACTATGGCCCATAGGGCGACGGCCTTCGGAATTTTCTTTAACCCAATTTTCATCTCATTGTTCCTTTTTATTTATAAACAATCTCTCTCTTGTTATTTTAAGACGACCCTTAGCCAACTTGATTTCATCATTTACTGTCTCGCCACCATAAACTGGGAAGCGTCCTACTGGGGAAGGCAGTTTGACTTCTCTGTCTATCTTCATATTTTTGTTTAAATGAGATAAATTATCTATATACAACTCTAGCGACTCTACTAAAGTGAAGTAGTTATGACCTCTTTGATTACTCATTCCATCCTCCCAGAAAGATACTCCAACAAACAATATCCCATGCAAGAGCAATTATAAGAATAATTCCAATCACTCCCAAAACAATATCCGATAATGTAGGCTTGTCTTCCATTGTCAACCCCTATTGCTTAACCTTCTTAATAAGTCCGCTTGATGATTGGGTTTTTCCTCCCCCAATATTGAACGCCATTTGAATACCATATTTTTCACATAGGGAATACTCTGGAATGTCATTAGAGTTTCGGTCTCCACCGTTCGCAAAAATTATTCCATCTTCAGAAATTTGTGTCGCCGTCCCATCGGAGCCCGCTTGCTTCCACAGCTTGGCGAGCTCTTCTATGGTTTTTACAACTGAGCCATCGGTATCAATAGATGCCACCGACCTACCCACGCAGGTTAGAGCTTGAACTATTCTTAAACGATCCTTAAGGGACAGGAAGGGTATGCTTCCCTTAATCCTGACTTGCTCGTCATTGTTAACTATCACAATTAGATAATCACCTAGACGACTTGCACCCTCAAGGTAGTCAAGATGTCCTGTGTGCAAGGGGTTGAAGTATCCTGAAACAATAACAAGGTTCATCAGAGAGCTCCTAAAGGTAAATTTCTGCTATTTTATCATAAACTTGAGTTTTTTCTGAAAACCCCCGTTATTGTGTATTATACTGTAGCATATCATTAACCACGTACGAGGCCAATAAAATGATTTCTACATGTATGCGACCCAAAGAGTACAAGTCTCCATCATGGCTTATCTCGTTGTTCTTTGTTGTTCTGTTGCTAGTGATTCATACGATTGACATGATCCTAACACGGGAAATAATTGGTAATAATTGGCAGAGGGAAACATTCCTTCCAATGAGCTATTGTATTAAATTCATTGGTATCTATAATGCCCTCTGGATTTCACGTATCAGTATGTATACAATGCTCTTCATATATCTATGTAACTGGAAAAAGTGGAAGTGGTTCTCGTTTCTAGTCGCTGGTACATGTCTCTATTGGACTGCCATGGTGCATTGGTTGTGGACACTGGGCTTTGTGAACTGGCCTTGAGTCATGCGAAACTTCCTTTGAATTTTTTAACACTAGCTTGTCTACGCTGAAACTTCATGAACTTAACAAAGATCTCAGCCTCTTCAAACACATCTACTATTGCCGAGTGTGCTTTTCCCTCGGACTTAATTCCAAAAAACTTACGTAAAGTATCCATTTTAAAGTCAGATGGTTCATCTAGATTTTCGAACCAAGTGAAGATCATGTCAAAGATATCCACTCGTGTCACCTGAGAAAACGGCACCTTAGCCTTATGCTTCTCCGCTAGTCGTTCAGCTATGATCATGTCGTAGCCAAGAATATTGTAGCCCACAGGTATGGGCTGAGGATACCATTGTCCTGGTCTCTTGTCAACATTGTATTTGGAACAATAGGAACAAAAGTTTTTCCACGCGGTTTTCTGAGCCATACCGCCCTTCCATTTTTCTACGATATCATCAAAGGTACATCCCGCCTGCTTTGCGTGCCAGTTAATCGTCTCGACTTTCTTATCGTCGAAATAGTCTTCCTTGTCTATCCCAGGTGGACGAATGACTGTACTAAAAGCACACGCCCGCCTTATTTCTAGCGTCTCTGGATCGATAGGAACAGCCGCTAGTTCCACGGGACTGCATTCTTCTGCTTTTTTGCCGTCTGTCTCAAAATCGAAACAGATAAACCATCTACTATTTTTCATTTAAAACACCTCGACATTATTAGTTATTCGCATTGAGACTACAGCTCTTCCTTTTCCACATACAATGTTTCAAAACACATAGACCCATTTAGGTCTGCTATATGTTTTTGGGTAGTGCCTTCGGATCGATCTAAGTCCTTATCGAAAGATTTACACATATCTTCCCAGCTCTCATCGCTAATAATTACCTTTTTAACAAAAGAGTACTTACTAGATAGGTTAATCATGTCTTGTCTGAAAGTACTCATTGTTCGTCTACTAGTCGACATCATCTTCTCCCGACGCGATCTTGGCCGCGTCCATAAGTTTGTCTAGTGCAGAAAGTCCGAGACAGTCCAGCTTAAGTAGCCCAACATCCTCGCAACTTGGCCCTTCAAATCCGGCCAGTTGATATTGCCCCTGTTTATCTAAGACCATCGGACAGGATTCACTAATCGGTTGGGCCGAAATAACAATGCCCGCAGCGTGCTTACCCGAGATAATCTTAGTTCCCTCTAGCCTAATGGCTTGTTCAAAAATTTTAGCCATACGACCTTCTAGCTTACCTCCTTCTCCAATTGTACACCACTCTTTAAGCTTGCCAGAGTTATTTTCCAAAGCCCAGAGGATGACGGACGAGATACCATACTCGGCCTTGATGTCGCCCAGCTCGTCCGCGATCTTGCTCTCATCCACAATGTTCTTAGTGATCGCGTTCTGCTCATCGAAAGATATGTTGCCTCTCGCACTCATAACTCGCTTAAGTGAGGCCCGCCCCTTGAGGGTTTGGAATGTCACAATCTGAGCTACATTATCTGCTCCGTACTTATTGCGGACGTATTCGACAATTTCATCCCTTGCAGCTTTAGGAACATCGAAATCAATATCCGGCCACGATATCTTGCCGGGCGTATTACGTCCAGCATTATAGAATCGTTCGAAGATAAGGTTGTATCTGATGGGTTCGATCTGAGTGATTCCTAACAAGTAGGATACCATACAGCCAGCACTCGATCCACGTCCAGGGCCAGTAAGATAGCCACGACTGCGTGTAAATCTAAGTATGTCATCTACAATTAAGAAGTAACTAGATAAACCTATACTAGTAAATATGTCTAGTTCAAGATTAATTCGTTCTCCATAGGATGGAAATTTATCAGAGTCACTATCAATATGACTCATTCTACTTGCCCATCCTGTGCGGCATAGATATCTCAAGTACTCATTTGGGTCCATACCTTTAGGACACGAAAACTTGGGAGGATCAGGAGAACGTAAGATATTGTAGTTCTCGCACATGTCCTCAACAACTCGTGTGTTCACTAACTCTGCTTCGGTGTGAAACTCAATCATGTCCTCATATGATGGGATGTGATAGTTGTTCGACTTGAAAAATGTAGCCAGGGTGTTGTTTGCCGTGCCCTGTTTTAATTCTCGGTGTACTTGCCCTATACTCTTTTTAAAATTCGTGCAGAGCAACACCTGTTGATCCTCTGCGTCGTCTCTAGAGCAGTAGTGAGCGTCGGGTGTAGCGAGACAGGGAATGCCGGTTTTGACCGCGATCTGTCTCAAAGCCTTAGCGACTACTCCTGCGAAGATATTTATCTTTGAGTCAATAAGCTGAATCTCAATGAAGAAGTTACCTTTGCCGAATATGTTCTCTAAGTTCTTTGAACATGCAATACCCTTTTTCATCCAGTCGGGATCAAGTCTATCTCCATCAGTAATAGCATTGGCTAAGATAGACCCTAAGTGACCGCTGAATGATATAAGGTTTTTTTGACTGCCAGCTTTAGCTATAGCGTCAATATCAAGACGCGGCTTATAGTAGCTGTGTTCTTTTTTATTCGCGAAGGAAGTAAGGCCTAGTAAATCTTTCCAGCCTTGATGATTCTTAGCTAGTATTACTTGGTGATCTAGCGGGCGATTTTCTTTATCTTTCTGCGTTACTAGACCACGACATACATAGAACTCAGAGCCCAAGATAGGCTTCAAGCCTTTCTCTTTCATCTTGCCAGCAAAGTCTACAGCACCAGACACGCTACCGTGATCTGTTAGAGCACAAGCCGTGGCACCAATAGCCAGGGTACGCTCTACTATAGCTTGACATTTAGATAGTCCATCTAATAGACTGTACTCGGAGTGGCAGTGGAGTGGTATGTATGTTTTCATTAGCTATATTCCTCCACATAGTTAGCACCTCTTCGCATCCAGTCAGAACGATCTAAAAAAAAGCCCAAGGCTCGGTTGCAGCCATTACATAGTATCTTACGAATCTTGCCCGTAGTATGACAATGATCGATATTAAATACAATTTCTCCATTTCTTTTATTATTACAAATATAACATTTGTGATTTTGATCTTTTAACATAGATTCATATTGTTTAAGAGTTATACCATATTTTCTAAGATAGGTCTGATTTCGAACGCAATCCTTACAGTCAGAACGTAGTCCTGTAACTTTATTATTAGAAGATAGATGAAACTCACCAATAGGTAAAATTTTAAGGCATGTTGAACATTTCTTAGTACCATCTATCACCAAGATTTTTTCACGACTGATCCCTAACTTATAAGCTGCCATATGAATTGAGCGAGCGGTACGGCCCATATCTTCCATTAACTCATCTATACTAAGCTTAGTGTAGTTCTTTTTTAAATAAACCTTTTCTTTATCATTCCAATGCTTATTATGTCTTGCTGTTTCGGCATACCACCTATCACTTTGCTTATCCATATTTACGGTTGCACCTTCCCACCACCCTCTCCATATGACCCATGCTTATGATCAGGGTGGGCATAGTTTTTAGTAACCCACTCGATACCCTTCTGAGCTATTACCTGTTTCATCTGATCGCACTTGCTCATTGGCTTACCATAGCGTTCAATAGACTGAACATGAGTGTCCTCAAACGTAGTCATGCCAGCATGACATAGCTTGTGACATTTCCATGTTTGCTTGGGGTCAGTCTCTTTGATTCGCAATGGCTGCTGGGTATCTCGAATAGCTTCAAACCGACGCTTAATAATTGCTTCTGTCTTTTCTAGGTCTGAATCTTGAAAATGAACAGTGAACGCTCCACCATCGTTAATAAAATATATAGTAATGAGGAAGCTGTGTACGTGAGGATACATCTGCTTAACAGCATAGTGGTAAAGTCTGAGTTGGGGATCAGAAAATAGCTTTACCTGATCCTTGGTCTTACCTGTCGCCCAATCTAGCCGCCTGCCTGTATTGTGAGTAGGGATCATATTTTTAGTACAAAGATAAGTATTGGATGGGCTATCTACCATAATGCATTGAGTTTCTAGATTGGTAGCTAACTTGGTTATTTTCTTAATCATACGCTTATTTGATCGACCTGGACCCCAGTCGGCATTAATCCTGTCCGATTTTCTAGGCATTAAAAACGGGTTAAGGTTTAGGGGTCGAAACGCTAGAGGATAAACTGTTACGTTCTTTTTAAAGTTTGTATCTCTAACTATCGTAGATTGATTAACCCTTTGTCCAAGACTCAGTAGTAGCTCTTTCACATCATTCGACAACTTTTTATTACAGGTCGTAAACACAGCTTGTTTCCTGACGCTGTTCACATTGCCATCGGTATCCATTAGTCCTCTAAGCAAGTCTAGTCTTTGAGAGTATGAAGCTCTCAGATATACCAAGGGGATATGTTTGTTATGTAACAGATTTAGTTTTCTTAGATTATGGGTTTGAGCCAAAATAGTACTAGTACGACAATCTGACGTTGAGTGATTAATATCTGTTCCTGCCTGATAGCCTCGATCTTCTATTTCATTGAATATAAAGCTATCACCAGACGTAATTTCCATACTACGGTTTCGGCCATCGCCAAGCCAAGCACCCAGCACGTATGGATCTATAGGTAAGTCTACGTAGTCAGTATCGAGTGGACCTGCCACGTCAATCTTGTCACCAACCTTTAAATTCGGAGCATCTACCACGTCATCATTGTCTAGCAGCCATAGATGCTCATAATCACAGATGGCTTTAGTTTTATCATCAAATTCAATTTCATAACATTCTTTGTAGCTTTTTTTAGACTTGCCAACAACCTTAGTTTGATTACCGTCTTTATCGAAGACAATATCATTTATTGTCAATGTTCCCATTGTTTTCCAACCCTCGATTGTTGGAATAGGAGTATCGGTAGGCAACCCCTTCCAATCGACCACTTCGTAAACGCCATCGCCCAGGTCAGTGATCAAGTCAATTGTACCCTTGAGTCCGAGTTTTCCCTTGAGTCCTTGCTCAGGATAATCATATTCGGCCCAATCGAAGGGTAGCTCAAAGTTGAAGTGAGGTTCGGCATCAACCACGTTACGGTAACGTGGATCGAACATTCCGTCGTTATACTTTAGAGCCTTCCAGGTCCAGTTAACACAATCCTTAAAGTCTTTTTCACCCCAGCTATGATGTGTCAGATCAGCGGTATAGTGGTGATATACCCTAGAAGCAATCGAGGACATATATTCTGGGTCATAGTTATCAGTGAGTACTGCCCCGATCTCCTCGTCTTCTATCTCGGGGATATCATCTTGCAAAGCCTTTTTGCATAAAGCACATATCTCCAGTATTTTATGAACGATAGTCCCTTTATCTGCTTTCTTATTTGATGGTCCCCTCATGCCTAATGTATACTCGGCATAAAATTGCATCGGACAGAATCTGTGGCAATTAAACGAACTGCTACGAAAGAAGATTATAGGGATACCCATTTAGGCCCTCACTATCATTTTAGGAATGTTCTTACACTTAAAATCGCAAAGTGTGACATAGATCGCTTCGCATTGCTCGTCAATGGTTAGCTCTCCATTCTCAAGAACGGTACTACATAGATCAAAGTTGATCTGTTCACTGCTGTGTGTGTCTTTGGATTGGAAGATATCTCTGCGTAGCCCAATCACTATGGCTCCGCTCTCTTTGAGCAGGATTAGTTCATTGTCAAAGCGAGCATCACAGACCAGGGCAATTTCTGGTTTATCTTCTTCAATCCTACGCATCATAGTATCAAACCATACAGTCTCATACATCTTACGAAAGATTTCAGTGCCCATATGCTGGAGTACGTCACGTATCGTCATCTGGCCTGCGGCATGAACAATCAAGCCTAATAGAGCTGGATCTATATTCCCCTGAGCTCGTTTGAAGATGGCCCTCTCTATCTCCGGGGTTATTACCCCTGGCATATTCTCCCATAGCAAGTGAGTCTTAGTCTGCTTGTCCTCATCCGTTCCATATACCTTATCTTCTGGAAGGCCAAGAACATTGATTGCTATCCCCTTAAGAGAATCGGCTAAGGCATAGATTTTACAGAACGGACCTACCGATTGGTAGACACCCTCAAGATTAACATATGGTTCACGAAATGGGAACCACTCCATGCCAGGGACGCTCTGGTCAAATACTTCCTGTACTTCTAGCTCTCCTGTGTTTTCGTTAATCCTGATAGCCTTCGAAATACCACGCTCTCGCATCTTCATCATCATGACGAAATTGCAACTGGTATTCTTGCCACTCTGTTTTTTTCCGGCAAAGCCGATGATCTGAGTCATTATTCACCTTCTTTATTGTAATACTTATCAAGGAGTTCTAGACGGTCTTCGGCATCCAGTAACAAGTCTAGAGCCTGATCTAAGTTCTTATGAAAATCGCCTGTAGAATGATCTCCAATACCAGCAGACTGGTCCATTAGTAGTTCTAGCGATAGCTGAGCTGCTGATTGATCTGCCTTAGCCTTGTTTCTGAGATAGTCCACGGAATGCTGCTTAACGCTCATTTGTAAGTTTCCTTTGCTTGGTTGATCCAGGGTAAAATATCCGAAGTTATAGAGTCGGTATTGAGTTCTGCAATATCATTACCGCTAAAGTCTGGAAAGTAAAGTCGATATGCTTTCTGACATAGTTCTGTGATGCGTTCTGCTGCCTTTTGACCAGCGTCGTCGTTGTCCATCAGTACAATAATAGAGAGAGCACCGGATTCATCAATAAGAGATTTTTGCGGATCGTTAAGTATGGTGCCAAATAAAGCAACAGCGTTATGTATACCAGCTTCTTCTAGACGCCACACGTTTCCAGGAGATTCTACGAGGATAATCACCCCCGTCTCCAGAATGTGTGGTTTCGCCTTCCAATAATTATACAAGCACTTTTCCTTTTCGAAGCCTTTTGTGTGCCTCCATTTGGGAAAATGATAGCATTTTTTCTTGGGATCGTGGTAAGATGCACATTTCTTGCACGCTTCAAAGATACTGCGTCCGGTAAAGCCTACAATATGTATACCGTCATCGCTGTATATGGGTACCATTGCCCGATTAAACATGGACTTGCCATATGTTGTACAAGTACCAACATCATAATCGTCGAGCACTTCTATTGAGTAGTCTCGCTGTAAGTAATATTGAGAGGGAATCTCTACGTTTTCTCTATAGTAATCTCTAGTAACTATACCACTAAGAGAAGTTGTTTCTTGTAAGGTATTGACTAGCCTACAGAAGTCTTGATGGTCAGCCCTATGAGTCTCTCCTTTAAGTCCCGCGAAGGTTACACCTAGACGTTCAAGCAGAAAGTCAACTGTGTCTTCAAAAGATACTTCGTTATCACCTGGGACTGTCCAGCCGTAACGAATATGGGATAGCCCGCCTCGCACCATGCTGAGCAGGGATGTACCAAAGTGGTTTTCACACTGGTGAGTACGACACTTGTAGTGTGTCCTGTAGTCGGCGTTATAATATAAATTCAGGGCTGATTTATTATCACCGCCATGAATAAAGCAAGGGGAGAAGATAAGTTTTTCTCCCGTTTTGTATCGTACCTCAAAGTACTCGTAGATATCATCAATATTATCTAGAACAGTTGCGGTCAGACCGTTAAGCTTCGCTTGATCCTTGTACTTAGAACTCCACGTCTTCTTCGTCATCCTCGAATCCTGATTCATTGTATGATCCACCGTCATTAAGTTCGTAAGCGGTTTTGCCTTCGATTAGCTTAGCGTATTTGCCTCTCATTAGAATGTTGATATAGTCACCATCCTCAAGACCTTCTCCATGCCTAGCAATCACGGGCACCATCTTGCGATTGCCATTCTCTTCTCCATCCTTAGCGATCTCTTCATCGCTCTTCTGCTTGTAGATCGTGAAGTTAGAACACAACCAGATTACTCGGTCAGAGCCGCTGGCAGTGTCTGTTGACTCTTTTGTAATTCCATCACGGTTCAACTGGATGAATGTTAAAACGGGCACCTCGTACCGTAGGGCGAAGTTGTGGAGAGTGGTCATCATGAACCCGAGCACCTGAAACTCCTTCATATCTCCCTTGATCTCTGCCGCGTCCATCAGCTTAAGATAGTCATAAATAATCACACAGTCGTTAGCTTTGCCTTGATCGTTAAGACCAACTGTTCGGGCAATCCAACGCCGCATAATAGACATTTGATCTTCAAAGGCCCGACCACCCACGTTCTTATGGTAGTACGGGATATCCTTATTCTTCTTACCTAACTCCCTAAGCTTTTGAGCCTTGAGTTTCTGAGTAGAGAATTGTCCAGTTTCCATCTCATTAATAGTAGTCTTGTGGTCAGTATCGTAGGATAGCAT